AGCAAATGCACAGCAACTCAACTGCATCAAACGAACCAGTCGTGGAATCCTCCCCCTCTGAGGAGAAGATTCATCCTAAACTGGCACAGTCACTGGGTCCCAACAATACTATTGAAAAGATTATTCCACCAGACGTGGAGTGGATTGACGATGCATTCTATATTAAGAAGACACGCTTCGGTCTCTACACTTCTATCTTGAAGGTCCCTCTGGGTGCTCACTTCCTGACTGGTGGTACTGAGGAAGGTGTTCTTACCATGACACGCTGGCATCTAAAAGCAATTCAAGATGGAACCATTGATGATTACACACGTACCATTAACAACGGAATCGTAGGAGGTAAACTATGACAGAGGAGTTCTTCAAGTCCGAGATCGTACAAGAAGAATTGAATGATCTACAAGAAACATACACTGACCTACTTCAAATGTCTCAGGAGTTTGAAGGGTTTGATACTGGTCAGAAGATTGAACATATCAACAAGACACTAGAACTTATTGCCAAGCAGAAAGTTTTCTACTCTCGCCTAGAAATGATGGCAAACTATGTGGCAGAGGAAGAGGACTCTGAGACTGAGGTACAGGAGATGAAGGAAAGGATCGACCTGCTCTCTACCATGTACACAGGAGGCAGCGGCAACCTGTTGCAAGTCTTACAAGTCATGGAAGACAAGTTGATCGGTTGGAAAAAGGAACTTCAAGCGGAGGGTTGACACCCTCCTTTTTTATGGGTTATACTATCCGTGGGTTCGCGAACCGATGGTCAGAACTCACGACCGATACAGTAAACCCTCATGAAAAAGAAAAAGAAGGCACCCCTGACCAAGAAGGAACTTTACGCAAGGTATCCTGGATTCTACAAGGACTTCTCTTCTAATTACACTAAGTGTATTGAAGAAGTCCTGGACTACAATGCACGTCGTCGTGACCGTGCAGTTGCCGACTACCTTTCATGGGATCATATTGATCTGAAACGACACTTCCCTAGCATCAAAGACTCCAATGCCCTTGGTGCTATCCGCAGAGCATTGCGAGAGAAGTTCTATGAGGAGGCAAAGAAAACCTCTAAGTGGGACAAGTGGATTGTCAAACCTGAACTCCAAGACTTCAAGTCCTGGCGTAAGACATTCAAGAACTACTATGAGGATGCACTCACCAATGTGCAGACCAACATGAAGTTCGATGAGATCGATGAGGAGACTAACAACTCTCTCGAAAATCTCATCATGAATGATGTAGAAGAGAAGAAGAGTGAGGTGCCCTTCGGCATCAGCACGTCCTCTAACATCACCCTGTCGTTCAGTGTGGAGCACCACGACCAACTCGTGTCAAAGATCCCTGAAATTAAAGCAGCAGTAGCAAGAATCCTCTCTTGACACCGCCTAAATAATGTGTCATCATGACTTCGGTCTGGTGACACACAGACCAAATACAACAATACGGAGAATACAATCCATGTCATTCGCATCACTCAAAAAGTCCAGTGGTTCTATCGCCGCTCTGACTAAGGAACTGGACAAGATGAGCAAAGGTTCGGGAGGTAATGGTCCCGACGAGCGCCTCTGGAAACCAGAGGTAGACAAAGCAGGCAACGGTTATGCTGTCATCCGCTTCCTGCCCGCCCCTACTGGTGAGGAACTGCCCTGGGCACAGGTGTGGTCTCATGCCTTCCAAGGCACTGGTGGTTGGTACATCGAGAACTCTCTGACTACTCTTGGTCAGAAGGATCCTGTCGGTGATCTGAATCGCGTTCTTTGGAACAGCGGTCTTGACTCTGACAAGGAGATTGCTCGAAAGCAAAAGCGTAAACTGTCATACTACTCCAACATCTATGTTGTGAAGGATCCCCTTCACCCTGAGAATGAAGGACGAGTCTTCCTCTACAAGTATGGCAAGAAGATTCATGATAAGATTGTTGAGGCAATGAAACCTCAGTTTGAGGATGAGAAACCCATCAACCCTTTCTGTTTCTGGGAAGGTGCTGACTTCAAGTTGAAGATCGTCAAGCAAGACGGTTACTGGAACTATGATCGTTCCGAGTTCGCTGCTGGTAGCACACTGGGTGACTTTGAAGATGACAAACTTGAAGAGATCTACAACCAGCAATACTCTCTTGCTGACTTCACTGATCCTAAGAACTTCAAGTCCTACACCGATCTCGAAGCACGTTTGAACCTTGTCCTTGGCAAGACTAACCGTGCCCAAAAGGTCGAAGAGGAACTGGAAGAACCAGTGTTCAACGTGGAGGAGACAGTTAAGCAAGCGACCCCTGACTTCAACAGTGGGTTCGGTAGCAGTGTAGAATCAATCAAGGAAGAGGAAGATCCTGACCTCTCGTACTTCGCCAAACTAGCAGAAGACTGATGATCAAGCGCACTCTCGCTGCACTAGCAGCACTCACACTAGCAACTCCTGCCCAAGCATTGACTTGGGGGGAGTTTTGGGAACCATTCGATGATGATCACGTCCATGTAGAACATCATCACCACTACCACCGTCCACGTCCTAGAATGTGTACCAAACGAGTACACAAGACAAGGTACATCCCTGGACACTACCGTGGTGACGTTTGGGTCTATGGTCACTGGTCAGTGAGAGAACGAAGGAAAAGAGTCCCATGCTATAAACTTCGCTAAACCAAAAACGACTTTTGGTTTCAAAATAACCCCGAAAAAAATTCGGGGTATTTTTTTACCCCCAGGGTTTTTCATAAATACTTGACAGAACGCAGAGTTCCTTATATACTGCTTAGGTAGCAAAACCATTATCATGTACAAACCCTACTCGCCAGAGTGGCACCGATTACGGTATCTAACGGAAGCTATCGACAAGTACCTTGAAGACGGTGTGGACCCTATTGTTGTCCTAGACGATATTAGGCATATCCTTCATGTACGCTCTGAGGCGGCATATCAGGAATTTCAACGTATCAACCAACTCGAACATTATCTGGACGCGGACGAATGCTCTCAACCCAATACCGACTCCGATTAGAGTTTATCTGTAAAAAGATTGCTAATGGGGAAGAAGTCAAACTTGATGATATGATCTGGGCGGAGAAACTCGCCAAACGACACACAACTGCCAGGGATTGGTTACAGCAAGCACGTAGACAATCCGCACAAGACATCCAAGAAGGTTCTATGGATGATTTTATGAATAGGATGGGGTTAGGCGACCCCGACCCATCCAATTACAAAACGGGGTTCGACAGTGCGGAAGAAATTCGTGACTGGTTCCAGAGAGACAAACCTGACGATTGGAGGCAACGTGATTGACAACACATGCGTAGTGTACTCAAATGGCAATCAAGAGAGTGAACGCATCAAAGCACTGTTAGAATCACTCTGTGCAGAGTTCCACGAATACCGACTAAATCAACATTTCGACCAAAGAGCATTTGAAAACGAGTTTGGACCAGATGCAACATATCCACAAGTTGCTATCGGTGCCAAACATATTGGCAACATAAAAGAAACCCTCGCCTATGCAAAGGACAGAGGGTACTTTGATTGAATACACTGCTGGCGGTCGTCCTGTGACCGCCGTAAACCTTCTCCTTCTCATAAGTGAGATGGAGGGCACATATCAGCATTTGAAGTATATGGGGTTTGAAGAGGATTGTGAGACCATCAATCAGATGAAGCAAACCTACTACAAACTCTACTTCAAGAAAAAGAAGGAAGAATCAGTATCCTCCGTATCCTCCTCCACCTGATGAACCAGAACTACTGCTACCGCTGCTACTACTTGAACTCGACGAAGACGAGGAGGAACTGCTGCTGCTCGATGAACCACTGCTTTGAGAGGTACTCGATGCATCAGTTGTCCCAGCAACTACACCTGAGGAGTTCACAAGGTTAGACTGCTGAGTCTGACCAGAAGAGGAAGAAGTAAGCACGGTAGCGCCAGAATCCAGCACTTGTGTCGTAATTGTTCTATTACCCAATTCTTGCTGACCAGCAAATCCGATACTAGCAGCGAGACCGACCTCAGTCGCATATGCAACTTTCTTAGCGACAAAGATCTCCTCAACGGCATTTGGAGTCATCTTGATATTCTCTCCATCCCCTAATTCTTCATTAGGAAGATATTCCAACAGAGTCTCAAATTCGTCTACAAAGTCTTCGACGTATTGATCTCTCAGAACCCATATATTGGACTTTTCATCATTCAGTGCCCTTTCGTGATCATAGTTAGAAATGGGGATTCTTGAAGGAACGACTGTAATGTTGTCACTGGTCACATACTTAAATGTGGAGTTAACGACCTTACCTGCTTCTAGAAGGATTTCACCGTTATCACCTTTGATCTCCATGGTCTCGTAGTGATGCACACCCTTCACATCAGCATATCTACTCGCAACATAGGCATATAACTCCTGCTCCGACATCGGCCATTCGTTATAGATATTGATGATGTTGTTGCACAGCAATACAACCCAATCTAGTTCTGGGTCACCATACAACTCATTTGCCACTTGATCAGGGCGTTCGTTGTTACCGACAGAATACTGTTCAAATCCGAGAATGCTATCTTGGACCTTATCTCTGATTTTGACTCTACGGAAGATATTCTTCGCGGCAACGAAAGGTTCGACATTATTCCTTCTGAAAGAAGAGACACGAACCTTGACGTTTGGTAAGTAACTAAAATAGTGACTCATTTTTTCTTGTCCTTATACATGTCACGAGTAACGAAGGCAGTCTCGTCGAATGTGAGAGTCATTTTGTAACTCGCAGGACCATAATCAATACCAGAGAAGTCTGCATCCCTCAGTGAACTGTTCTGACCCGTTGGGGTGAAGTTTAACTGCATGTTAGTCAACACAAGGTTGACAGGGTATGTGAGCAACGTTGACATAACCTCAGGTTTGCTCATATTACCACTATTACCCTTCTTCTCGAATCTACGAGGATTATATCTCACAAGTTCGATCTTGAAGAACCTGGGGATTGTCAACCAGCGAGATTTAGCACCACTGACACCAGGTAGCATTGCATCACGAAGAGTAGTTGCAATCTTGACGATATTTTCAACTTCCTTTGCATTACGAGGTGCCATATCAAAGGTAAAGTTGTGAGTACGATAGTTCACACCTTTGAATACGGTTTCTTCATAGGGATTGAATACTTTACCCTTAGCAAGAGCAGCAAGTTGGTTCTTGCTCATATTACCGTCTACCATTGCAAATCTTGCTGCATCGTTGAAGATGCCAGATACAGCACTAAATGCAATCTCAGGTTTTGCTGCTTTTGCTCCATCTTGGAGGTTTTGAGTAATAGCACCCATGTCACCAGTCTTCATTGCTTGGACGACCATATCACCAAAGGGTCCAAGTGCAACTTTATCGTATGAAGTGCTATAAGTTTCGTTTAGGTCATGTGGTAAATAGAGATAGATCGTTTTCATGATCGTATCTTTCTTTCCGCCACCTGATCCAGCACCTTTACCACTATATGTGTAAGGGTTGTTCTTCTCGGAGTCGAAGATCATTAGTTTCAGATAGTCAACCGTCTTAGGTTGATATCTACGACCACGAGAAATCGATCCATCATTATTGGGACCCCTAGGAGTCTCCATAGGATAAATAAGTCTACCACCCCTTCTAGCGGTTCCGCTGTTGTTGGAATTGGTTTGACGATTACGATTTTTACTATCTTTTCTCGGCATGAGTTATTCAGGAAAATTTAGACCATCAAACACTCATAAGTATAAGGGGGATCCCACAAATATTATTTATAGGAGTTTGTGGGAAAGAAAATTTATGGTATGGTGTGACAAGAATGAAAACGTCTTGGAGTGGGGCAGTGAAGAAATCATCATTCCGTACATCAGTCCTGTTGACAATCGTGCTCATCGGTATTTTCCAGACTTTTATGTCAGAGCACGAACTAAAACTGGCAAGACACAAAAGTTTATCATTGAGGTTAAGCCTGCACGGCAAACTGTCCCGCCGAAAACACAGAAACGTGTTACGAAAAAGTTCTTGAACGAAGTCAAGACATACGCGGTCAATGATGCTAAGTGGAAAGCAGCACGAGAATACTGTGCTGATCGTATGATGCACTTTATGATACTCACAGAGCACGAATTAAAGGTATGAGCATCTTCAACGATGTAAGAGATCTAGCAGGCGGTAGTAAGAAGTCTAAGGACTGGTATCGCTCACAAGTAATGTATGGACTAGAAGACTCCAAAGGATTCAGACCTGGGGACGTTATATTCTTCTCATACACGGCCGCGACTAAGGATCTACCATACTATGATAAGTATCCCATGGTATTGATTACTGATGTGGATATGCAGAACTTGCAGTTCTCTGGTGGCAACCTGCACTATCTGAGACCCAATACGAGAGTATCCGTTGCTAAATCATGGGGCGGAGGGGGTCGGTCTTACCCCATGCGTTGCTTCCATAAATACTTTATGTCAAATGCAAGTAATATCAAGAAGGTCTCATCCGTTGATCTTAGAGATATGAAGTATCCGCTCCCATTGGAGCAATTTACTATGAATGTTGTGGGTCGATATCTTGACGTTCCTAGTTCCATCATTTGGAGTAGACAATAGTGGGCAGTCCCAATAGATTTAATACATTCAGAGATCTAGTTGCAACCAATGCGTTGGCACCTGCAACTAGTAATCTGTTTCAGATTATTATGAACCCTCCACCGATTCTGTGGGCAACAGAAAAGGAAAACAATCTGAGGAATACCTTCTCAAACATCAATTACTTCGCTAGCACTGTCACTACACCTAGTAGAGCATTGACTACTGGTGAGGTTAATAACTTTGGTATGATGCGTAGATTTGTCACTGGTCAGACAAACTCTGAGATCACTATCTCATTCCTGGTAACCAAAGATATGCAGCACAGAGCATTCTTTGAGCACTGGTTGAATATGGCAGCATCTGATAGTGATAATACTGTTGCTTTCTATGATGATTATGTGTCAGATATCCAAATCGTCAAGTGGGAGCACGGTGCCAACTTCAAACTGAAAAGAGATAGAAAGGACAAGCATGGTTTGAACCCTATGCAGGCAACAGGAGTATGGAAGATGTTCGGTGCATTCCCTGTGAACATCAGCACCATGAATTTCGACAACGAACAGACTGGACTGCTACAAATGGATATTCAGTTCTACTTTGAGCGTTATAGATTTGATCAGGTGTCACCTGCTACGCTGAAAGCGAAGAGACTGTCTCGACAGAATTCCTTTACATTTGATGAAGTACGAACCCGCGTCAAGGGTTCTGGTAATCCAGACGTACAGAGGTATAGTCTCGGATAACCTGTCTAAATAATTACATCGTAATTTTATAGTTATGCCTTTACCAAAACTCAGTGTACCTGACTATGAATGCAAACTGCCGTGCAGTGGAACCAAAGTCACATACCGCCCCTTTCTAGTTAAGGAAGAGAAACTACTCTACCTTGCTATGGAAAGTCAATCCGAGAAGGAGATGATTCGTGCCGTCAAGAATATCTTGAAAGCATGTACCAACCTCAAAAACGTTGAGAGTCTCGCTACCTTCGAGATTGAGTATCTGTTCTTGAAGATCAGATCCAAAGCGGTCGGTGAAGTCAGTGAATTCAAAGTCACTTGTCAAGATGATGGAGAAACCATGGTTGATGTAGAAATCAATCTTGAAGATGTTGAGGTGGTAGTTCCTAAGGACCACAAGAAGATCATCAAACTTACAGATGATGTAAAGGTCGAAATGAAGTATCCTGCACTGGATGCATTTGTTGACAGGAACATGAAGGACAATCCTGACATTGAGGATGTGTTTGATCTCGCTGCCGATTGTATCGATAAGGTATATGAGGGAGATGAAATCTATGACTCTTTCACTAAGAAAGAAGCAAAGGATTTCATGGGTGAGATGAACAACGAACAGTTCCAGAATGTTCAAAACTTCTTCGAGACTATGCCCAAACTCACTTATGAGTTTGAAGTAGAGAATCCTAAGACGAAGGTTGTCAACACTGTGGTACTGGAAGGACTGGCGAGTTTTTTCGCATAGCGTTAATGCACGATAGTCTTATGAACCTGTATAAGACTAACTTTGCATTAATGCAGCATCACAAGTACAGTCTGACTGAATTAGAGAATATGATTCCGTGGGAGCGAGACGTTTACGTCAACCTACTTTTGGCATACCTCCAAGAAGAGGAACGTGAACGCGCTAAGCAAAAGAACAGTGGATCATTCCTATAAATGACAGCAACACTTAGAAAATATGTAAACATTAAACCAGCAGGGCTGGGTAATGACAACCTGGGTAAAGCGTTCAAGTCTATGACTGTCGCTCACAACAGGTTGGGTGGTGCTGTCACTAATATAGGTGTTCAGTTAACAGAATTTAAGACGTTAGTAAGTACATATACTGAATCACAGACTGCTTTTTATGAGCAGAACAAAGAGATTGCCGAGAAAGAGCATAAGCATAAGCAAGAGATGATTGACGCTCAGCAGGATATGCTGGGTAGGAAGAAAGGATTAGAACAAGATAAGAGAGCAGAGAAGAAGCAAGAGGGTCTAAACGAGAAGCAAGAAGAGAAGATAGGAGAAGAATTAGGTAAGAAGGAGAAAAAGTCTAGGTTCGGGTGGTTAAAGAAACTCCTGAAACCTGTTGCGTTGCTTATAGGTGCGCTTTCATCACTGATTGCTATACCTGTGGCATTGGGTGTCTTGGACTGGTTATCTAAACCAGAGAACAAGAAGAAGATTGAGATGCTTCTGAGGTTCTTCAAAGGTATCTGGAACCTATCCCGAATGTTTGCGGGATGGGGGATGGGTAAGGTCATTGAAGGCATTACCCAAGTATTCGGACATGATCCTGACAAGAGTGCCGTTGAGAATGGTCTAGATAAGTTCTTCGGTATATTGAAGATTGTTGCTGGTCTTGCATCAATCTACATTGGATCACGTATCCTGATGCCATGGAAACTGTTATCCGATGTGAAGTGGATGACCAGTCTTGGTCGTGCCACGCAACTTGCAGAGGCGACAGGATGTGGAAAAGTCAAACCAAAAGGTCAAAGAGTTGGTAGAGATGGTAGAACATCTAAACAAAGACTCAAAGACATCAAGAAGTTAAAGAGAGCACGTCGTCTTGCTCAACTTCAAAGACAACTAGGTAGAAAATCTACTCAGGTTGCAGCAGGCACAATGGGTCTGCTTGATAATGCTGCTACTGGTCTTGCAGAGTTCAACAAACCCAGAATCCCACCTGGTTTTGACAAAACTGTTTCTAAGGGCGCACAAGAGACTACGGAAGTAGTAGCAAAGAACAAAGGCGTCATGGGCAGACTGCGAGGTCTGTGGTCTGGTGCCATGGACCTTGGTTCTAAGGGTGTAGATCTTGCTGGTAAAGGTCTGAACATTGCTGGCGACTTTGCTATGAAGCAAGTCAAAGGCATCAATAAGTGGTTCAGTTCCATGGGTGAGGGACTGATCAACGGTGTCAAAGGTCTGGGTCAAGGTATCTGGAACTGGGGTAAGAATGCTGCCAAGAGTATTGGTGACGTTGTAGAACTCGCTAAGAATCCAGCAGCACTGAAAGATAAGGTTGTTGGTAAGGTCAAGGAGTTCATCAAACCTACCCTTGAAAAGAATGAAACTGTAAAGGGTCTTGTAGAGTTTGCAGAAGCACCCGACAAGATGAAGCGGGTCAAGGGTGCCATTGGTGGCGCTCTGAGAGCAGGATTTAAGAATCCTGGATTCAAGAGCATGAGAGAGTTCTTGCAGGCAGCGAAATCGAACGCAAAGATTGGTGGTGTTGATAAACTTGTTGCTTCATTGCTGGCACTGCTGGACTATGGTGTATTCGGTGAATCTCCAATCAACGCTGTTGTCAAGGCACTGGGTGGTCTGTTAGGTTACTCCGCTGGTTTCGCTATTGGTGCTCCGTTCGGTGGTGTTCCTGGATTCATCACTGGTATGGCAGGTGGTTTCGCTGGTGAGTGGGTTGGTGAACAACTCCTCAAACTGTTGTATATGATCCCTGGTCTCAAAGATATTGATGATCCTATTGCTGAATTGATCGGCGGTGACTTCAAGAAGAGAAAGATCATTAGAGATCCAGAAGGTGATATAGACTTCGGAGCAGAACTTTCTGCTGCTGCCGAGGCAGACACTGGTGAAGAAATTCAATCCCCAGATCTACCAGAACTCGCCGTAGGTGGTGCTGTTCGAGCACATAATGCAAGAGCGAAGAAGAACATGGACCCTGTGGTCTATGGTACTAAGAAGGAAGCAAAGGATCCTGCAAGAGATTGGGCTAAGTTTGCTTCTGGTGGTATGGTCAACGGTAGGTTAGCCGAGACTGACCTAGCATCTATTGGTGGTGGACATAAACTTGCCAAGGATATTGCGCCTAAGTTCAAGGCGATGATGGCAAAGGCATCAGATGATGGATTTAAGATGGGTTCTCAATTCAGAATCAACTCGTCTTACCGTACATATGCTAAGCAAGAACAACTTTATAGAGAACTTGGACCTGGCACTGCTGCTGCTCCTGGTACATCTAACCATGGTCTAGGTAAAGCAGTTGACCTTTGGTATACCAATGGTGCATATAAGTGGTTGAGGACGAATGCTGGTAACTTTGGATTTACTCAGATTCCTGGATATGAGACAGACAATCCTGACGGTCATGAAGCATGGCACTGGGAGAATCTAACTGGTAGTGGTAGCACTGACGGATCTGCTTCTTACGATGGTTCAAACACAGGAGACACTACTCCATCAAAACAAGGCACAGACACTTCTACCACTACTTCCACTAATGCTGGTGGTGGTGGATTTGATCCTACAAAAGAATATCTCTCCACTGAGAAGATCATGGAGAAGTTCCTTGGTAGCAATGTATTAGGACAGTATCTCAAAGATGCTCAGGGTATGGAAGGTAGTATCCCTGGTGGTATGGCAAAACCAGCACCAGTTCTTGCTCCTCAGACTGAGGGTATTGGTCCTGTGGCAGACGGTGATGCGTATGCAGGTGGTTTACAGGCGGCGAAGGATGGTCCACCAAACCCACCAGGCGCTCTGGCACCTGGTCAACGTCCTGACAAAGCACTTACTAACGAACAGTGGAAGGTTCAGCAGGCAGCACGCAAAGAGGCAGATGCTAAGGGTCTCGAAGGTATTGAGCGTGACAGATACATCGCTGGCAGAGTTATGGGAACCACTGCTGCACCTAAGGCAAATGACGCAGCAGCACTAAATACTAAGATGGATAATCTTTCAAGATTGTCTACTGATAAGACCCGTCGTGATAAAGCACCTAAGACTAACTCTGTGATGGTCGCTGTACAACCTGTTGTTCAACCTGCACCTGCTGCTGCACCCGCTGCACAACAAGGAAGCAAACCATCATCTTCACCACTGTTGACACGATAAATGGCACAAACGAAGGCAAGACTATACAAGTATGTAACTCCACCTAGTTTCAAAGGTGGTGGTATCACTGTAAAGATTGGCGATAAGGTTGTCACGTCACCCGAAGCAGGGGTTGTCAAGAACATCAAAGCAATCAATAGTCTTGGTGCGACTACAAATAGTATCGCTATCCTTGTAGAGGATCTGAATACTAATATGAAAGGGTTCTTCTCTGAGAACCTGAGACAACAGCAGGCATTGTTGGATCAACGTGAGAAGCATATTGAAGACGAGAAGAAACAACAGAAGAAACTATTAGGTAAGGCAGCAAGAGAGAAAGGAAGAGAACAGGATAAGAAAGCAGAGAACCTTCAAGAAAAGAAAGCAGTAGCAAAGAAGTCAGTATTTGCAGAGAGATCTAAGAAGGTTGCTGCTGGTGCATTTGGTTTCCTCAAAGGATTAGCAGGACTGTTTGGTAGAGTATTCAAAGCAATGCTCCTATACTCCATGATGGAGTGGTTGGAGAAACCAGAGAATACGAAGAAGATCAGAAAGTTCTTGGAGGGTATCAAGGCGATTGGTACATGGATGATCAATACCTATGGGTTCCTTGTGAACATGGGACTTGATGGTCTGGTTGCATTCATGGAGAACCCTCTCAGTTTCCAAGGTGTCTTTGGAATCATCAAGTTTGTTACTGCACTGGGTCTGATATTTGCTCCCGCTGCTGTTGCTAAACTAGGTCTGGGTCTGTTATTCAAACTGATGGGTAAGGGTGGTAGTGGTGCCCTTATCAAAGGTGTTGTAGGATTCGCAAAGATGTTCTTTGGCGCTGTTACTGGCGTCGTCAAGGGTCTAATTGGATTCCTCAGAGGTAGGGGTCTGATGGGAGCAGGACTTGCTATCTTAGGTGGTGCTGCTCTGTTTGGTGTTGGTAGTCAGTTTGATGATCAGTTAGGTGCTACTGATGAAGCTATTGATGATCAGGTAGAAGAGCAGGGCAAAGAGGAAGTCATCAAGTCCCTGGAAGAGCAACTGGAAGGTCTCAATGCATGGGATAAACTGTGGGGCAAAGAGAATGCTATCAAGGAGCAACTCGAAAGATTAAAGACTGGCGAGAGAAAAGCATACGGTCAGAAAGGTAACGACGCCCTGGGAAATATCCCTATCATTGGGGGATTCTTTGGTGGTGGACAAGAACCAATGCCAGAAGAGAAGGCAGTTGGTGGTAAGGTAAAAGGTAAATATGCTAACGGTGGATGGATCTCTGGACCTATGTCTGGTTATCCTGTGTCACTGGATGGTGGTG